CTATTTGTCAAAAAATTATTTTAACATTATCTTAAGCCATATTAACAAGTAGGTGAAATATGGCAGCAAGTTCATATGGTTTAAGAGGATTTGAAGAATTTTATAAAGATGATGATCGAGAAATAAAATCTCGAATGAAAGAAATATATAATGAAACGGCGTCAATAACGCAATCGAGATGGGTGCAACAATCAATAGATGAAAGGTTTTATGCTGGAGATCAAACGCTTTGGAATGAAGTGTATTCACAAATTCCTGTTAACAAAAGAAAGCAATTTAATTTCAATAAGATAAAAAGAATCATAAATATGATTTCTGGTTATCAGAGAAAAAATAGAAAAACTTTAAATGTGATGCCTATAGAAAATAGTGATCAAATGACAAGTGATCAATTTTCAAAACTTTTAATGTGGGCAAATCAACAAGCAAATGCATTTGATATAATATCTCAAGCATTTTTAGGATCATTAATTACTGGAATGAATCTTTTAGAAGTGTGGATGGATTATCGAGATGATCCATTTTCAGGGGATTTAAAAATAAATAATCTAAGTTATAATGGTTATTTGATTGATCCTTATTTTAAAAAACATGATTTATCAGATTGTAATTATATATGGACTAGAAAGTTTTTATCTAAAAGACAGATAGCAGCGCTTCTTCCATCAAGAGAAGATGAAATAAAAGAAATGACTGCTAATACCTCACGTGATGGTTTTTTTAATTTCCTCCCAGAAAATTACCGAATGTTTAATAAAGATTTACTCCCTTACGATGAATTTTGGTATTTGGATGAACGAGATGCAACGATGCTTGTTGATACTCAAAATGAAGAGACGCTTGAATGGACAGGTAATGATGAAAATCTAAAGCTTTTCTTAATGAATAATTCAACTGTTAAAAAACAAAAGATTCAAAAGTTAACATGTAAACTAGCAATCTGTGTAAATAACAGAGTAATGTATAATGGAAAAAATCCATATAACATCGATAAATTTCCTTTTGTTCCAGTGATTGGATATTATCAACCAGAACTTCCATATTATGAATGGAGAATTCAAGGAGTTGTAAGAGGACTTCGAGATGCGCAATTTATATTAAATCGTAGACAGCAGATTCTTTTAGATGTTTTAGAATCACAGATAAATAGTGGTTTGAAAGTGATGGAAGATTCTTTAGTTGATGATAGAGATGCATTTAAGGCGGGTCAAGGCCAAGCTCTCTTTATTAAAAAAGAAGCTCCAATGGGAATGGATTCAGTTCAAAAGATTCCACCAGCAAATGTATCTCCAGCGTTTATGGAAGTAATCAATCAAATGAATCAATCAATGATGGATATATCTGGAGTTAATGAAGAACTTTTAGGAAGCGCTGAAGATGATAAAGCTGGAATATTATCGATGCTTAGACAAGGTGCAGGATTAACAACACTACAAATTCTTTTTGATAATTTAGATCATAGTTTAAAAAATCTCGGAAATCTAGAAATGGATTTAATTCAAAACAATTTTTCTCCAAATAAAGTTTCTAGAATTATTCAACAACCGCCAACTGCTGAATTTTATAATAAAACTTTCGGAAAATATGATTGTGTAGTAGTTGAAGGAACAGATACACCGACGCAAAAAATGCAAGCGTTTAAGCAAAAGCTTTATTTAAGAGAGATAGGAATTCCTATACCTACAGAAGATTTATTGGAAGATTCTTCTTTCCAAAACAAAGGTGATACTATTAAAAAGATCGTTGAGCAAGAACAGCAGCAACAACAAATGCAGCAGATGCAAATGCAAGTACAAATGCAAGAATTGGAGTCACGCATTAATTTAGCTAATTCTAGAGCGCAAGCTGACCAAGGATTAGCTATTGAAAGAACTTCAAGAGTAGCTGAAAATCAAGCTTTAGCAGTAGAAAGAAGAGCAGAAGCAATCAAAGACTTAGAAATGGCAAGTCTTGATAAAATAAGAGCTATTAAAGAATTAGCTACAATGGATTTAACGCAGCTTGAACAATTAATGGATATTGCTGAAAGAATTAGAGGTAGAGAAGAAATAAAAGCTGAAACAATTGCTCAGCCAATGCCAGTAGGAGCTAAGGAAGAAGTAAGAGAAGATGAAAGATCCATATGAAGACATAGTTAAAAAATATCCTAATCTTTACCGCTTCACTAAATATATTGGATGTGGTGAAGGATGGTATGATTTGATAGATGATTTATCATCAAAGCTGGAAAAATTAATAGTTGAGATGGATGAATCTGAAGATGAAAAACCAGCTGCAACACAAATAAAAGAAAAATTTGGACAACTGAGATTTTATATGACAAGTAAGACAGAAGAGATGGATGAATTAATAGAAGAAGCAGAAAATAAAAGCGCACGAATTTGTGAAAGTTGTGGGAAAAAAGGAGAAATAAAAGGAGTAAATTGGTTTTACTGTAGGTGTGAAACCTGTGATTATTAAATAAAGGTGCTATTATGACCTCAGTAGTTATTCGACCAAGAGATATCCAGTTTCATTTTGAAGATTCATATAATTGTTGCAATAATTGTATTTGTTGTCCTGAAAGAAAAGTAAGTGATCCACAAGTTTATATAAATACAAATGGCATTGTTGAAAAATATAATAAGAAAAAAGGACGTGATCCTAAAAGTTCTTATTATATGAGATCTATGGTAAATTTAAGAAGTTACATAAATCAAAAATTGAGATTATTTGATGGCGATCCTCAAGATTTTAGAAAGTATTTAAAAGTTACAATGTTTGAAATAATGAATGAAGAAAAAATGTATGCGAGTCAAGTACATAGAATTAACAATTTAATGGTTTCATATTTTAATTTATTAAGTGAGGAAAAAAACGGATAAAAAAAAGGAGGAAAAACGATGCCTTTTAAAGGAGAACCAAGAAAATGTAAGTATTGTCATCTTGAAGCAAAAAAAAATATAATAAAAGGAAGAAATAAAGGATGGTTACGTACATGTGGTTCTACAAAATGTTTAAAAAAACAATATAAATTAACTTCTATAAATAAAAAGAAAAAAGTTTATTGTGAAAGAATTTGTAAATTATGTAATAAAAAATATAAAGCTGTAGGAACACAGAAATGGTGTAAGGTGTGTGTTCCAGATAAAATTTGGCGTCGAAGAGTTCAAAGATATAATATATCTAAACCAGATTGGAATGAATTATTTATCAAACAAGGTGGTAAATGTGCTCTTTGTAAAAATGAACCAACTGTAGTAGATCATTGTCATACAAATGGATATGTCAGAGGACTTTTATGTTCATCATGTAATTTTTTAATTGCAGCAATCGATAAACCATCTTTTATGAATAAAGCTATTAAATATATAAAGGAGGCATATAATGCCAATGAAAAGTCAAAAACAAAGAGCATTTTTGTGGGCTAATAAACCAGAAATTGCTAGAGAGTTTGAGTCTAAAACACCGAAAGGTAAGAAATTGCCTAAAAGAGTTAAGAAGAAAAAGAAAAGTAAGAAGAAGTAAAAATGTCTGATGAAAATTTTAAGAGACCAATAAAAAATATAAAAGATATTTATCGTTATATTTGTCCAAGATGTCTTCGTACATTTTTGTCTGATGAATATGAAATAGATTGGTTTTGTTGGAAATGTGGAGAATTATTAGAAGTTTTTCCAAAAGATAAGGCGGTAGAGATGAAAGTAATATATGAATTTAATCCTTTAGATGATGAATTTAATGATAGATATGAATTAGCAATGGTACAAAATGCAAGTAAAATGCATGTGGCTTTAAATGATATAGACAATATTTGTAAAAATTTAAGAAAAGGATATGTATATTTTCCTCCAGAAGAAGAAAAAGAAACTGATGATAAGTTTGAAAAAATTAATTTGGATAAATTACTTGATGATTTAGGAGATTGTTTGTTTGACTCGGGTTATATAGAAATTATTTAAAGGCTAAAACATGAAAGATGACAATAAACTAAATATTAAAGACGTTCCAAAAATAGATAAAATTTGTGAAGAAATGGCAAAAGTTTTAGTTAAGTATTTAGATAATCCTGAGAATTTAATGATAGCATTAGATCATACATTGAATCTTATAAAACATGATTATAAAAATGATACAAATATATATAAAGATATATGGTGTAAAAAAAGAATAAGAAAAATTGGATATCTTTGTAGAAAATGTGCATTAGAAGGAGGGGCGATTCCTCCTATAAATCATGTTTGTACAA